TCAGTGTATTATCATGGATACACGAGGCGTGTTCATTAATAAGATTGGCTGGCAGAAAACTCTGAAACCAGCAGAGAAATTTGTAAGAGAATTAATATCATACAGTGGTGAGAGTCTATTGGAATGGCAGGGTGAGACTTTACCATATTGGGCTAAACAATTAATCGTATATAGTGAAATGGGCTATTGGCCAATGAACTTCAGTAATTGTGAAGGTAAGTATGGGCCTTGTCCATTCATGGAAGTATGTGATAGTAATCCCAACATGCGTGAACAAGAATTGCGTAATAACTTCATAGTCGGTGAACCTTGGAATCCAACTAATGAGGATGATGATTAATGACTACAATTGAAACTCTAATCAAATTCCGTAATATACATAGAGATTGTGGAATTTTTACAAATACATATGATAAAGCTACAGGCACATTCACATTTACTTGTGTTGAACATAATCAAGCTGCAACAACCGATGCAATGCCTCGCTTTTGTAGGTATCCATCACTAGATTGTGCCATTCGTGGTTACTGTAATCGTGAACATGCTTGTAATGATTAACTTGATATTAATGGAGAGGAAATAATGTATATGAGAAAATATGTGATTAAACTGGATGAAATGTACTTTGGTGAGAGTGGCTATAGCAAGAGAGTTATATTCTCACCCATGTTTGAAGATGCTACATTCTTCCAATCAATCGATGATGCTAAGAAATCATTCACTGACCACAATTTACCCGAGCATTGTAAGATTAAGCAGGTGACATATGTTGAGCATGACATCGGCTATGTCGAGCATACGCCATTGGCTGGAAAAGATATGGCTTGAAATCTTATTCTTAATTAGAATAGGATGGGCCATTCGTTGGTTGAATAGAAAACCAAGAATGAGCGATAAATGGATGAAAAATCATTACTAATCAGAATGAGACAACAAGATGCCAACATTAGATTCAGTTAGATTAGACGATGGCCTGTTCACTATGTTTAAGGGTGAGCCGGGCACACGTAAATCAACTTGTGCACTATCATATCCATTGCCACAATATTGGTTTAGTACTGACCAGAAAATGGAGGCAATGCAACTACCTGCGAAAAAATGGGGAGTTGACATGAAGCGAGTTCATTTCGATGATTATAACGATTGGAATGAACCCCGCAAGAAGTTAGAACAGTTTAGAACTAACTGTCCCTATAAAACTATCATCATTGATAGCATTACATCAATTGGTGATGCCATGACCTCCCAAGTTCGCAAGACTAAAGGAGATTCTGGTAAGGGTAAAGAGATTGGCGGTATATCAGTATCCGGATTAGAGGAATTTAATGCTGAGTCATCTGCATTTAAAGAGATGATATCATTGTTAAAAGATGTAGCCAAATATCATAAGTTGCATGTGATATTAATTGCACACGTTATTGGACAGCGCAAGGATGAAGAAGGTAATAAACATACTCATCACTCGCGCATCATTGTAACTGGTGCAGCCCAGATATCAGCTAAGATTGCATCTTATGTTACTGAAGCTTATCATTTCAATATTCAATCCGATTTTGCGGCGAACAGTGAGGGTAAGTATTCACTGCTAACAGTTCACACGGGTAATGATTATGCTAGAACATCATTACCATTAGCGCGTGAAATTGTATTTAATAATGACCCACTCTATGAGAAATGGATTGCACCTGCGATTAAGAGACAGATGGATGAACAACCAGTGGCACGTATCGGCGTATCAACAACACCAACAACAACACCAACCAACGTAACACCGTTTAAAGCCTAATAGGGGAGAACACAATGCCTGTAGTTCAGTTTAGTAATCGTGACTTGCTTCGTGGTAAGATTGTTGAAGCCGCGTGGTATCGAATGCATATTGAATCAGTGGGTGAGGAACCTTCAAAGGATGGTAAGTCTACCAACTATCCTGTTGAGGGAACTATTCAATTCAATGGTGACAATGGCTCTACTGCATTCAAGGATGTTCCCATTACTTGGAATTTCAATAGCAAGGCTATGGGATTCTCTACGGGATTCCTTCGCGCTTTCGGTGTAGATGTGCAGCCTAATGTGCGATATGATCTCAAATCGGCAGAAGGTAAGGATTTGGACGTATTCGTGGAAAATGGTACGTATAACAATCGTATTGTGAACCGCGTTGAACTCAAGTATCGTCCAGTCAATTCCGAAGTTACTGCTGTCCCCACAACTTAATTAATTCAATTGATAGTTAGGAGAGAGAAAATGATTATGAATGATGACAAGTATAGATTTATTGGTGAGGATGAATTGAACCCCACTGATAAAGATGAAGTTGATGATGAAGATGATGACCTTATCAATGAAGATGATGAAGATGACGATGATGAGGACATTGATGAAGATGAAGATTCGCCTGATGAAGTTGACGACTAAGGCGCTCGCCCAGAATACCTTAGTCTAACTCAATAGAGTCAGGCGATAGGGCTGGCATACAATGCTAACTGGTTTAGTACGTATGCCGGCCCGTTTTATTTTTAAATAAATTGATTAATTTGGAGTGTATAGAATGCCTCGTATTATTGCCCCACGACTATTTAATGGCGATGTTAGAGAATCAATTGGTCATGGATTACCACCTAAAATTAAATCGGGATTAAAGTTAATTGCACAGAAAGAAAATAAGTCAGTTAGTTGGGTTCTAGAAGAAGTTATCATTGACTATTTTAAGTTTAGTACACCTAAGTATAAACTGAGGAAAAATAATGACTAAATCACTTGAATTGGAACTAATGAAACTTGGATTGAAAACGTTACTTAAAAAGTTTCAAAATCAAACAGTAGTAAAACATCAAATAAGTAATAAAAGAAAATGGAGTAAGGAACGGCATAAAAAATTTGCAAAGAGTATGGCAAAGACGTGGGGGAAGAAGCGTGACAAATCTGTTTAAGAAATTATTTAGTGATGACTCGGTTCAAAATGATGTAGGTGATGTAATGCATGAACACATTACTGAGAATGAAAATGAACATGGAGATACAAGGTTTCATGGTAAAATCATAAAAGTATCCAAAGATGGATATGGATTCATTAGTTCTAAGGATATTCCATTCACTCGTATTTTCTTTCACTGGTCTGCATTACGTCCTGATACAAAGAAGTTTACTGATTTAAAGACTGGAATGAAAGTTTCATTCGTTGCATTTACAACCGAGGATAAAGGTTATAGGGCTATTAAGATTAAGGTTGAGGATGAGTAAATGGCAGTCCTGACATTCTTTGAGAAATATCATCAGACGGATTTATGGTATGAGAAGTGTATCATCATGGAGATATACCATCTTGTTCGTTCTGAAAAGAATCCTAATTGGTCAGTTAAAGAAACTGCTCATGATTTTCAAGTGTCAGTTGGCCTAGTAAGTGAAAATCTAAATCTCGCTAAAGCAATGCATGATGACCCTAATGTAATGAATGAGAAATCTAGACAGCGGGCTCTAATTTATATTGGAAAGATTAAACTGTAATGTCTATTTCGGAGAAATACATCCCCGCATCTGGTCCATTGGGTGCGAAATTAATGATACTAGGGGATTGCCCATCTGACTCCGATGTTAGAAATGGACAAAATTTTAGTGGAGGTATACGTAGAGAATTATCAAATATATGTCGTGATGCTGGTTTTTATTTAGAGAATTGTTGGATATCTAATGTATCTAAATATTACATTACACCGAATCATAAAGGTGGCAAGAAAATACCATTTGACATTCGTGGTCATAATTCCGGAGTAAATATTCCACAACAGTTAAGTGAATTACAAGAGGAAATTAATCAACTTAAACCTAATTGTATCCTCGCATTAAGTAGCTCTGCATTATGGGCATTAACTGGAAAGACTAAAATAGAACAACTAAGAGGCTCAATTCTGCATGGGATGAGCACAAAGTTAGTTAGCACTTATCATCCCCAAGATTTATTATTTACTCCAAATGCGTCTGAATTTACGGGCTATTATAATCGACAGATAATGGTCTGTGATTTTCGACGCGCATGGAATCAAGCTCAATTCCCGGAATTAGTATTGCCACAACGGTCATTAGAGATATGTCAAAATTCATCACATCTATCTGAATTTTTAAAGAGACATATAGATAGTCGATATTTGTCAGTAGATATTGAATCTCTTGGCAATGGCTTACCAGGATGTGTAGGACTCGCGTTCAATAAGAAACATGGAATGTGTGTTCCATTATGGAATTTCAATGGAATGTGTAGTTTACCAGATGCTGATATGGTTCAGATATGGTATCTTCTAGATAAAATATTTAGAAACTACCAAATTATCGGTCAGAATTTCAACTATGATAGAGATAAGATGAAACGTCTTGGTTTCATTTTCCCTAATTATAGGGAAGATACCATGATGAAAGCATTCGCCATTAACCCTGAATTACCAAAGGGATTGGCGTTCAATACTTCAATATACACAGAAGAACCCTTCTACAAAGATGAAGGAATGTATGAAGGCTCATGGCATGACTTAATGACTGGTTGTGCTCGTGATGCATGCGTCACCTATGAAGTGAGTGAGGAACAGGATAAGGACTTAGATGAGATAAATCAACGTCCTTTTTACGAGAAGTTCCTCATGAAGTTGCCTGATTTTTACTGGCGAATTGAACAGCAGGGATTTAAGATTAATGAAGTAACTCGTGATGCATTACTTCATAAATATATTGAATGGGATGAACGTCTAAGATATCGACTATTTCAACTTACTGGCACAACAATAAATGTTAATAGTCCTAAGCAAATAGCTCTATTACTGTTTGAAAATCTAAAATTACCTAAAAAGTATTCAACAGGTGAGGAGGCTATTACTGAATTACTAAATAGTCCTAAATTAACTAATGAAGATACTAGAGAAATATTAGAACTGATATTGGAAGATAGGAGAGTAAGAAAGTCCATCGGAACATATTTGATGGCACTCCCTGATTATGATGGGAAGATGCGAACTACGTATTTTCCATGTTTAGAAACTGGTAGGTCATCTACAGGTAAACAAGACCCACCAATTAGACCTAAGATTGAAGTAATAGATGAAGATGGTAAGAAAAAGAAGAAAGGAATGGGCATCGCATTCCAAACAATGACTAAACATGGTGACGTGGGTGAAGATATACGTTCCATGTATGTTCCTGATGAAGATGATGAGATATTCATTCAAGCTGACTCATCACAAGCTGAGGCTAGAGTAGTATGGCTACTTGCCGGTGATGAAGAAGCTTTAAGACTAGTAGATGAGATAGATTATCATGCCCATACGGCTGTATGGTTCTTTGGGCCTAATAAACAATTATTCAATTATGATAAACGAAAGTTAGGTTATGAGCACCCCATCCGGTTTGTTGGTAAAACTTTACGTCACGCAGGACATCTTGGAGCAGGAAAAAGACGAGCTAGTATCTCAGTTAATACAGATGCGAGGAAATTTAAAATACCAATTAATATTAGTGAAGCAACAGCCGAGAGAGCTTTAAAAATCTTTCATGATAAACAGCCAAAGATTCAAAAGGTTTTTCAAGCTTCGGTAATTGATTGTCTTAAAAAAGATCGAACACTAATCGCACCAATACCATATGGATTAGATGAGGTGGAATATGGCGGACGACGAACTTTCTACGAACGATGGGGAGAAGAACTTTTCCGACAGGGATTCAGTTATATTCCACAGAGAGCTATTACAGATAATACAAAGTTTGCAGGTATTAGAATCCTTGCCAGAATTCCCCCAATTAAAATCATCATGGAATCACATGATTCTTTACTCTTTGCATCAAGACGTAATGAGGCAGAAGGACACATTAAAATCATTAAGGAAGAATTTGAGCGACCTATTAGATTTAATTACTGTTCAATCCCCAGACGAGACTTAATAATTCCATGTGAAATTGAAACTGGCACTAATTATCAGGAATTTAAGAAATTTAAGTTTCCAGAAATTATTAAGACACCAATTGAATTGAAGCCACGAACAGTGGCTGAATCATTCCTCGCGTGATTATATGAACATACCCACAGCAGCGTATAATGATAATGAAAATGAGTTAGAACATAACCCTAAACTAAGAAAAGTTAAATGTGAGCGTTGTCAATATGAACTGATAACAGACCTACCTGGTCCAAAATGCCGACTTTGTAAAAGATATATGATTACGGTTGTCAATGGCCTCATGGCTGAATCAACTAGTCAACCAACATAGTGAATTGGAATCACCCCAATCATTTTGGAAATGGTCAGCGTTGGCTGCTATATCAGCAGTTGTAAAGGATCAAGTATGGATAGATAAGCAGATATATAACCTATATCCAAATATCTATGTAATGCTCCACGCGGAATCGGGTATGAAAAAGGGACCGCCTGTATCAATGGCTAGACAATTGGTGCAAACGGTTAATAATACCCGTATAATTACTGGCCGTTCTTCCATACAAGGTATATTGAAAGAGTTGGGAACGGCTCAAACTGTACCAGGTGGTAAGATTAATATGAAGTCAGTTGCATTCATATGTTCATCTGAATTATCAAGTTCAATTGTAGATGATAAAGTTGCAACTAAGATTCTGACCGATTTATATGATAGACAATATAATGCAGGTGAATGGAAATCACTATTGAAGATGGAATCATTTCAACTTAAAGATCCAACGATATCAATGTTAACTGCCACTAATGAAGCAATGTCTGAAGACTTTTTCATGAAAAGTGCTATTCAGGGCGGATATTTCGCTCGCACTTTTATCATATATGAAAAAGATGCTCAGACAGCTAATTCATTAATATATCCATTAACTGATAGACCTAACTATAAGACGGCTGCTGATTATCTTAAAGAAGTAGGTAAATTAAATGGAGAATTTCATCCCCTCGCATCTTTAATTTACACTGATGAATATCGATTTGAACGTAGAAAGCAGGCACGAATCATATATTTCAATGAAGCAGGTGCCATATATGATGATTGGTATCATGACTTTAAAAAGACGATTAAAGATCAAGATGTGAAGGATGACACAGGAACATTAAATAGATTTGGTGACTCAGTATTAAAAGTCGCCATGTTAATGTCATTAGCTGAGGGATTAGATAAAATTATTACACCTGAGCAAATGGGTATTGCAATAAGTGAATGTGAAAAACTAATTGGTAATGTTCGTAAGACTACGATGGGTAAGCAGGGAATTAGTGATACAGCGGCTTTCAAATCATTAGTTATAATGGAACTACTAGGTAGAGATAGTCATCAAGTTAGTCGAGCAGTGATGTTAAAGAAATATTGGATGCATTATTCAACAGTTGAAGAATTTGATGATATGATGCTAAGTTTTGACCATAGTGGATTGATTAAGAGTGAATCAGTTGGAAATAATATAATCTATAAAATGCCTGAATCTCAGGTTGAAGAACTTAAGAGATTCATGTCAGGTAAAAATAAATGAGTGATGATTTTCTCAATAGAATACATGAAATGTTTCATGATCCAAATGAGCCACAAGTAAATGAAGATCGTATATTTCAACAGACTGCAATAAATTTTTATACAGTTATGTTCAAGCGATGTAATCATTTCCTGAATGTGCCTTGGGTTGTTATCCATAACATGTTAACTTCCCATGAAGTGGTTAACTACGTTAACTCACTTGAATGTAAGATGTGTAATGAAGAATTCTCTGATATGGAACGTAAGCTGAATCAAGAATATTACTTATTTGTTAAGTATAAGGGTAAATTATAAGGATATGCCCCTATGGTGAAACTGGCAGACACAACGGACTTAAAATCCGTCGCCGCAAGGCATATAGGTTCAAATCCTATTGGGGGCACTTAAATTATATGGAGTGGAAAACCATGAATTTCGAAGACATGATAAATCAGATTAGAACGGCTGGGTTTGAAGCGGAAGATGAACCCAAAGGTAAAGTTAAAGAAGTTCAATGGCGTTGTCAAATACTGCAAGGTGATGTATTAATAGTTGACCATGCACAAAATGACTTTGATAAGGTATTCCGATTTACAATGAATGCTTTAGCTGAGTTACATAACAACAAAGTCACTAACTTTCGTGTTCATATACAAGATCGTGAGGGTAATCTCTATTTCTTTGTAATTGGTGAGAATACCCCTGTAACTCAGTATAAGAAAGCAACGAAATATGACAATTGATTTGAATAGATTGACAAGTGATGAAATTCTCACACTTACACTGTATGGTGAAGCGCGTGGAGAACCTATACAGGGAATTATTGCGGTAGGATGTGTAATTCGTAATAGGTGCAAGAAAGAGAATAAAACATATAATGAAATCTGTTTGGCACCTGAACAGTTTTCATGTTGGAATAGTAATGATCCCAATTATCCAATTTTAATCACTATTGCTAATTGGCTTGGCATAGATTCATTTGATGGGGCGATGCGTATTTCTCGACCAATACAAATTAATGATGAATACTATAAGCAATGTGAAGCAGTTGCAATAGGGATAGTAGATGGGAATTTTATCGATAATACGCACGGTTCACTTAATTATGTAACGTATAATTTGTGGATTAGCGATAAGAGTCCTATATGGGCGAAAAATTTCTATTTACGTATCGGCAATCAGATGTTTGGAGTGGCACAATGATTATTCATGATTTGGATGTGGATAAAGATCCTAAAGCTATTGAATTTAATAAAATTTCTATAGGATCAGTATTTAGGGGTAAAAATGGATACATTTCATATTCACTATTTTTGAAAGTGACCGATGGATTAATTTTTGATTTGGAAAATAATAAAATTGCAGTAACTGCCGTAACAGATATTTTCTATCAATATGAACCATTAGAAGTGATGCTTAACATAAGACGAAAGGTGAGATAATGATTACCCAAGAACAAATTGAAAACTCATTTACTTATCATGCTCCACATGGAACTCAACAGGAACGATATAAAGAATTGAGGGATAAAGCTAGAAGTTTAGCAATAATGATTATTGAAATGACTCCACCTAGTAGAGAACAGAGCCTCGCGATTACTAAACTTGAAGAAGCCATTATGTGGGCTAATAAGGCTATTGCTTGTAATGAATAATTATTTAATTAAAGGAATGAGATAATGACATTTAAAGAATTTTCTAAGGAAGTACAGAATTTAGTAGAGGGAAATGCGGCAGAGAAGGGATATAACACTAATGGAGCAGATGGTGATAATGAACTATATGAATTTATACAAAACTTGTCAAAGTCAGATAGTCATGCAATAGGTGAAATAGTTTATAAGGCAGTAAGATACACTAAGAAGAAAGATAAGAAAGATATACTCAAGATTGCAGCTTGGGCATATCTCATTTGGAAATATGGTAAGTAACTAAATATTAAATATGAATTAGAAAGATCCCCCACCAATATTAACCGGCGCATTTAAGTCAATATTGTGCATAGTTGTATTGGTAGGAGCTGAGTTAATAGTCATGGGCCTACCTGTCTGTCTCATTCTCCAGTGTCCATCTGAAGTTTTAGAATCAAACTGATAACCTAATTTCTGAGCCTGTTGAATCATATCAGGCGTTGGGTTCTTTAATGTTATAAAGGTGCCGGGTCTATTAATTACTGGAATTGATTGCTTAGTCTTATTTAATGTATCCTGGGTAGATGGACTAGCTTTATCAGTATTACCTGGGCCATACTTGTCATCAATACGAGATTGGATAGCCCCTGCTTTACGTTGGAATCTAGCAACATTATCTGGTGATGTTTGGTTAGGCGTGCTATCATTTTCATTAGCATTAGTTACAGGTTTTTTAATATTTTTAAGTGTAGAACTAACAATATCAGAATCAGGTTTAGCTTCAGTTAATGCATTAGTAATTTTATTACCAACCGATTCCATTCCCCGGCCAGCTAAATTAGTTAATTTGCCAACACCCTTCTCCATTAATCGTAAAGTGCGTGGTGCTGCAAAAGGAGGAGCCATACCAGTAATAGGTTGATTCCTAGAAACAAAATCACCTACATTCTGTAAACCACGTCCTATCATTGGTAATGTAGATGCTGTGGCTGATGCAGCTATGGGAGCACCAGCTTTAATAATACCGGGTGCAATATCAGCCATTAAAGGCTGTCCACCTAATTGACCCATAGTCTCACCAAATGCATATGGATCGCTCCCAGCCTTACTAAATGAATCAGCCACTTGTGATGGTATTCCTGCTAATCCATGTGCAATAGATTCGGTTTCTTCAATAGGATAGGCCATCAGACCACCAACAGTTTCTAATCCTCCTGCTAATGATTGTGGCAAATCAGCAATAGCACCTTTAGCCCATCCTAAAGCACCTTCTTCACCAGCTCTAACAGCTTCTGGTGCATGGTTCATTGAATCATTAGTAGGTGCAAATAATGAACCACCAAATCCCTTCCACCATTCAGTATCTGGATTAGGTGTAGGTCCACTACCCCTACCAGTTCCTGCTGTAGGTTTAACTGTTGATGCAGGTGTATTGGATGAAGAAGTAGATTTATACTGTTTAATAACAGATGCAATATTTTCTTCAGACTTCCCTGCATCTATCATTTTTTGGACAATACCCTCTAACTTAGGGTCTGTCTGCTGTTGTCCACCGTCACTACCATCATCATAAGATGGATTAACTGGATTTCTGAATGGGAATGGCATAATAATTTACCAGCCGAGAATCTGACCAAAAATTAGGGGAATGCAAATAGATGCATCTGATTCAATGACAAAAGATGGAGTTTTAGGTCCAATCTTACCCCATGTAATCTTTTCTTCAGGGGGTGCTGCTGAATAACCACCATATGATGTAGTTCCATCACAAATTTGGCAGAAATATGACCATAATGGTGTGTCAGTATTTTTCATATCTTGCATAAGTAATGGGACTACGCAAATACTAAAATCCCCCGCAATTCCACCACCAATTTGAAAGAATCCAATATCATGTTTAGCCGAGATAGACTTATACCAATCAGCTAACATTATCATGTATTCAATTCCACCCTTAACTTGGCTACATGCAACTTGTCCAAGTGATACACTAGCTGCAAATACATTACCTAATGTGGAATCTTCCCATCCCGGAACTACTATGGGTAAATCTTTCTCAGCAGCAGCTAACATCCATGAATTCTTTGGGTCAATTTGATAGAATTTCTCAAGTTTACCAGATAATAATAATTCATATAGATATTCATGTGGAAATTTAGGTTGAGCTGAATCCTTCCAAAGATTCATAATTAAATCTTCAACAGGACGCATTGCCGCAGCTTCGGGAATACCCACATCAGTTACTCTATTGATATGTTTATTAAATAGCTTCTGTTCATCCTGTTTACTTAAATCCCTGTAATTAGGTAATGATAAATATTCATCATGTGCAACCAACATGAAGATATCTTCTTCTAGATTTGCACCAGTACATGATATACCATGAACTTTATCCTTACGAATCATTTCAGCTAATGTAATACCAATTTCAGCAGTAGACATAGCTCCTGCCATTGATAGAAACATCTTACCATCATGCTTAAGTAATTCAATGTAAGCCTGAGTGGCCAGATTCAATGTATTGGCATTAAAGTGCTTAAATGTCTTTTGAATGAAATCTGATAATTTACCCTTCGAGTGAATCTTGGGCTTAGTAAATACATCTGGATTTATTTCACGAGGTAACATTTAATTACTCCTCATTAGAACCACCGCCACCATATTTCTTAATTAAATCAGCGGCAGTAGGTTTCTTAGTAGAGCCAGGAACAGCAGTTGATACAGGTGAATTACTATCAGATGGCAATAGAATCTTATTTAATTTTTCCTTAACAATTTTCAATTGCTCCTCAAACTTCTCAGGTGTCTGTGATGGGTCTAACTGAGAAGCTGCATTTTGTAATAAGTCTAATTCTTTATTAGTGATGCGTCCAAATCCAGTAGACCCCGATCTTGAAGCAGCACGCATCTGTTGAATTAAATCTAAGGTTAATACACCTTTTAATCGATTAACTACAACAGCATTATTGTATGCCTCAGTTCCCGGAATATGTCTAGTAGCAGTTCCTAGCATTCCAATACCAGAAGTTGATTTAAGTTTGTTATCATTACCCATTAATTCATCGATAACTGCTAATGATTCTCTAGCCTTATCTTGAATATCTTGATTAGTCTTAGCAGTTGCAGCATTATCAACAGGTGCTGCGGATGATGTCTTATTAGGATTAACTTGTGGTCCACCACTACCCATTGTAACCGGTTTAACAACTGGATTACCTTGGGCATCAGTTGTAATCCATACTGACATCTTTTTCTGACCAGTGGGATCATTAGGATCAGGAATCTCACCCAATTGTCCCTTCGCACCTGCATTAACTTCAGTTCGTGCCATCGCATTACTAGCTGAGAGATTCATCTCATCTAATTGACTTAATGTACCAGTAGGCACACCAGTATCACGTTTCTCACCAGTTAACTTATTGATAAAGGTATAGTTACCACCTTTAGGACTAGTAAACTGCCATTCTCTATTGTTAGCTGCAAACTGTTGTATTTCAGCTCTTGCTTGTGCAGCCTGCTCATTAGCTCGATTATGTTTCTCTACTTCAGTTTCATGCTGTTGCTTAAGCATATCATTAACAGTTTGCGAAGCAGCCATTCTCTGATTAGCATTTGATGCACGTTCAGTATTAGCAGCAGACTGGGCACCTGCTAATTGTTGACGCCAATTAGTTAATGCTTGATTATACTGAGGCATTCCCAATACAGCATTACCAGCGTCTTGTGGAGTTTCGGTAGGTCTAACACCTACGGGTTCCATTCTAGTATTTTCAGCACCTTTAATACCAGCTACGCCCCCCGCAACTAATTTACGTAATAATCCTGGTTTAGGGGCCTGGGGTTGGCTCTGTAATATCTGTTTAAGATAATCACTTGCGCTAGTATCAGGCTGATATAACTTAGCCATCATACTACTGATATCGGGATTCATCTCTTGTGATGGGCCACCACCAAAACTACTTACTGGCAATGGAGGAGTTGCTTGTTGGCCATCACCACTCATAGGCGGTAATGATGGACCAGCATCAGCATTAGGGTCATTACCACCCATGCCAAACAATGAGCTTAATCGTAGAGAAGTAAATGGGTCCATAAATTAACCAAAGAATGGCAGGGCATCTGCTGCAAAACCTAATGCAGTATCATACCAAGGCTGACTGGAATCTTGATTATTAGCACCAGTCTGGGCATTAAATCCGCCAAGCACTTGATTACCAAACATACTAGCCTGGCCTGGTGTAGTTCCATATAACGATGATTGGCCTTGTAAACCACCTAATTTCATACCTTGGGCTTGAAGTAGATTATTAATATATTCCTGATTCATTTGATTGTTAAGTGAGGCACCTTGTAATCCGGCACCTTGATTAGCAATAGATGCTCCTAGTTGTTGACCCTCAGCAGTATTAGCTAATCCACCCTGTTCAGCACCCACGGATTCAAGACCCTGAGCACCAGACAATCTACCTTGCTGAATCATTTGTGCAAGGCTTGCATTAACACCTTGCTCAGCATCACTCAATTGTTGAGGTAACTGTCTTTGAGCCTGCGATAATGCAGCAGTGTAATTAGCTGCTCCACCACCTAATGTATTAGCTTGTCCTAATTTAGATATGGTATCACCATATGCAGATGTAATAGGGGACATTCCCCTAGCCCGCATATCTTGAATACCTTGTGGAGTAAATCCACCAGTATCTGCAAAATCTTGAAATGTTTTCTGAGAGTTATCTAATGTGCCATATGCAGTTGATAACTCACCCGGAGTCTGATAATTAACTGTCTGGGGAGTATATGGTGTAGGCGCGCTTATACGATTCTGGATATCCTGCAATCCAGAACCATAATTCTGATAGCCACCCATAATACTGCCATAATCTTGCTGTCCTTGCTTTGTGGCATTATTGTAGTTGGTCTGTGCTGTATTAGTAAATGAACCAGCTTGTTGACCAATTTTCTCTGCCTGAGATGATTTATTATTCTTGCCCATTTTTCATCCTTATGCTGTAAGCGCGTGGAGTTGGGCAAAAACCATGCTGAATAATGTGCTTTGCCAACACATTATCATCAGTGAATGCGTAAACCTCATTTATTTTAAATCTTTCACTTAGATACATTGCAATCTTCTTAGTTTCACGTAGAGCACGTCCACGCACTACGGGAGATTTATCCATATTAGTGACTAATGATAGCTCAGCAATCTGTTCATATCCACCAGCCATCACAATATCACCAAATTCATCTTCAATTACGAAACTACAGAGATAATCTAAAAATCTAGGAAAATCTAAGTAATGAAAGTATTTTGCATGTAACAATTTTATCTGAGCTAAGTCAGATTCTCTAAATTCTCGGACAGTAATCATATTTAATTTATGATTAATTAAATAATCAGCCAATGACACGTTGATAACCAACTACTGTAATAACTAATGCTGCTGTTGTACTA